CCGGTATGAACCCTTCAGCTGCTTGCCACCATCTTCTTCATAGTCTGATTTACAGTTTCGCTGCGCCTGGGATGCAATGTCTTTGGCGGTTTCTTCAAGCCAGCCAAGGGATACTTCATTCAGTTCAGCCTTGACCTTGAAGGAAAAATCCTGAAACTTGACGTTATCGGCCACATCACTGACCCCCCGTGTACTTCAGGTAGATTTCCCACTGGGAACCCGTGCCCATTTCCATGGGGTTATCCAGCAGCAGGATGTCATATACCTTGCCATTGATTTGCATTCTGGCGTTTTCTGCCGTGATGCGCTTATCCAGCGGCACATAGTCGGCTATGAAATAGTGGGTGGATTCCTGAATCTTGGCGTTGTATGTCTGATACCCGGAATTGCCGGATGCCAGGTCAAGCCAGCCACGAATCACCTGTGCATCCGTCCATGTGGGCACCTGCTCACCAATGGCGTTCTTTTGCACTGTCCTGATCTGAATGACCGCACGGGTATTGCCGCCTATGCCTTTCATACCCGCACCCCCTGGCCGAACCGGGCCTTCATATAAGGCTTCATGAAGCCCATCAGGGACTTCGGATATCCCATGATGGTGTTATCCCCATCCATGTTGAAATAGGTCACAGAGTGGCGGGAAATGGTTTCAGATGCCACGCCAACCTTGTCCCGGTTTTCAAGTTCCCACTTCATCAGGTTCACCACGCCCATTTTCACATCCATGGGGTAGACCACACGGGTCACAAGCACGTCATCTTCATCATAGGATTCTTCCTTGATGGTGATGGTGGAATCCGTGGTTTCCGTCACCGTGAAAAGCCCTTCGTTGAAGTCAGATTCCGTGACCTGCACCGTATCGCCCACCTTGAACGGGTTATTGACCATGACCAGGGTGCCGTTGGCCACATCGGCCATGCGCCGGACTGCCCGCTGCTGAAAATTGTTGCTGGTATATGCCCGGATAAGAAGTTCAAGCGCTGAAAGCTTGGCTTCCAGCGCCGAATCTTCTTCATCCGTGGTCACATACCGCCTGAAATCTTGGGCGGTAATGATCATCGGTCATCATCCTTTTCCGGTTATTTACGCCTTGGTCTTCAGAATGACAACCTTGCTTTCGTTGGTCAGGGCAGGCATACCGAAGGCCGTGCAGACAATCTTGTCACCCACGCCCGTTTCACGCTCATGTTCAACCAGGTTGCCACGCTTGAGGAAGTAGGTGATGGCCGGGAGGTCATCTTCGGTTTCGGCATCGTTGTTCAGCTTGATGATGGGGTTGAGGTAGAAGCCGTCTTCCAGCTTGACCTTGTTGGACACGACCACATCACAGCCAGCAATGCGGCCGATGGCACCGGACTGCATCACGCCCGGGCCGAACTTGTCAGCGGAAATGAAATCCGCATCCTTGCGCAGCTGGGTCTTCTGCTTGCTGTGGATCAGAATGACCTTCTTGCTCTCTTCCTCTTCACCGAACATGTCCACGCCATCCACAATGGCCGTGTACTTGATGACGGCAGCGCTGGCATCCACAACGTTCTTGGATTCGTACAGCACGGCCACACGGTCATTATCCAGCTTTTCGGAGATGGACAGCGCAATCTGATTGGTGGCCGTACCCATCGGGTTGCCATAGCCGGACAGCTGGGCTTCATCGGTCAGCATAACGCCCTTACCAATCTTCTTGATGCCGTACTGGGCAGTGGTAAAGGCCATCTTGGTGGTGTCAATCGGCTGGCCTTCCTCCAGGTCAACCGCTTCACCGATATAGCCCCAGCGGGGTACGGTCACGGTGGAACCCGGTACGCCGGACAGGGTGCTGTCCACCTTGATATAGCCCGTCATCACGGCCTTCTTGGTCACCTTGGCGTTGATCATATCGGAAACAACCTGCGGGTCAAACACATCACCGTTGACCAGGGTGGTAACATTCGTCAGTTCTGCCATAATTCAATCATCCTTTCATCATCTGGCTGTACAGTTCCGGGTTGTCCTTGCGAAGCTGGACACGGCCTGCATAGCCCATCTTGTCAAACTCTTCCTTGGTGACCGTCTTGCCACCAGGGGTGGTGTCTTCGGGTAGCTTGTTCTCAATGATGTTCTTCTGCTTGCCACGGGTTTCAAACTGAGTGGGCATCTGGGTCTTCAGCCCGGCCAGCTTGTCATCCCAGTCCTTGATTTTGCCGTCATCGCCAAGGGCAAGTTCTCCCTTTTCCTGAAGCTTGAAAAGCAGGTAATCCACGTCCAGCGCCCCGGCATCCTTCAGCTGGAACTTGGCTTCAGAAAGAATCTTGGTCTTTTCCAGTTCCTGCTGAAGCTGCTGTACCTGCTGTTCATACGCCGTGATTTTCTGCTGGGCATCTTCCTGACCCTTGGTGGACTTCTTCAGCGTTTCAATCAGCGCATTGGCTTCAGTCAGCTGCTGGTTAAGTCCATCGTGCTGGGTCTTCAGCTTGCCATAGCGAATATCCATGTTCTCTTCAGAAGAAAAGAACAGCTTATTGGCCTTCAGGTCATCCAGGATGCCTGTGATGGCAGTGTCATCAAGGCCACGGGCCTTCAGAATTTCATTGATGGTCATGTCGTTTATCTCCTTATCTGTGTACGGTTTTTACATAGGCCGTCTATGCTTGGTGCTGGTGCTTCTTTTACGTCTGGCCCAGCGAAAAGACGTATACAAAAAGGGCACCCGGTCGGATGCCCCTTTATGCCAGAATCCTTGTCCATGTGTTCTTTCCACAGATGCCGTCCACCGTCAGGCCCTTGGCCTTCTGGTAGGCTTTCAGGGCCGCTGTGGTTTTGCTTCCAAAGATGCCGTCCGCTTCGCCGCAGTCATAGCCCAGTTCATTCAGCAGGAACTGAAGAACCTTGACCTGTGTGCCACGGCTTCCTTTTCGCAGGGTGGTCATGGTGATCACCCCCGCTTCGGTTACGTCTTCAAGCACTGCGTTTTCATGGTCGTTCGGGTTGTAGTCGGATACATCTGGCCCGGTGGTGACCGTTTCGCCGCTCAGTACGCCGGGCAATGCCGCCCAGTGCGTCCATGTGCGGTCTTTTACAGCGGTTTTGACCACGCCATACTTGGCACCCCTGGCTTCCACCGCATAGCCGCCGCCGATGTATACGCCCGTATGCGTCATGGTGCCGCTGGAATTGACGTGATACAGGATCACGCCGGGCACATCCGGCAGGGATGAAATGGTGTCCTTCTTTTCCCAGGCCACCTTGCGCCATTGGCTGTTTGCGCCGGAAACCAGTTCCGTGCCAGCCGCCTTGCAGGCATAGCGGGTCAGCTGGGCGCAGTCATAAGCCTGCTTGCCGTCCCACTTGCAGCCCTCACAGGCGCTTTGCTTGCCCTTGAGCACAAGGCAGTTGGTATAGATATTGTTCTTCTGGGCCGGATAGGCGTTGGCCCTCTCCCGCCTGAATGCGGGTCTGCACAGCTTTTCGCCATAGCCGCCATAGATGTATGCACAGCCCAGCTTGCTGATGGCATAATCAGCGATGATTTGGCCTTTTGCAGTGGTCATCTTTATTCAGCCCCTTCCGTGGGGTTGGTCTTTACTTCCTCAGTTACGGGCAGTGCTTCCGCAATCACAGCGGTTTCAAGGTTCTTCCTTTCAGCCTGGGTGCCGAAATAGAAGGCAATGACCACGGTGAACACGGTCATGAACTGATCTGCGCCCACCATGCCATTCAGGCACAGGATGCAGAACACCAGGGTCAACGCCAGGGTGACAATGGACTTCACAGCCAGCAGCTTCTGAAGCCTGTCAATCAGGGGTTCAAACATGTTCGTTTCTCCTTTCAGGCATAATAAAAGACAGCCTTTTTCGGGCTGTCTGGGGGTATGGCATCGCTTTATACAAGCAAAGGAATCACCCCTTTCAGGGCATGAAAAAAGCACCATTCAATTTGAACGGTGCTTTATTCATTGACAATTTCAAACATGCTTGAAGGTAACGCATAATCACCCGGTTCATCCATGTCTTCCAGATGAAAAGCGTAGAATTTCCCGCTTTTATCATCTTTCGGGATATATGCGTCATATACGCTGCCTTTCTTGAAAAAGACAGACTTTTTATCAGAAATATATTTTACCTTAATCGTCTTCATACTCATCACGATACATCATTCCCTTATAGAGTTTGATGAATTCTTCATGTCTGTTACCCTGGGAATCCTCAAACCAATGGATACTTACCTGTCTTTCTTCGCCATCTTCATCATAGACCCAATAAAAAGCCTTTTCATGTTTCCATTCTTCTGGTGTTCCACCATACGCATCAACAATATCAGCAATCTTTCGGATTGGTTTCTTGCTTCCTTTGCCAGCAAGCAAATGATCTCGTGGATACTCCGGTCTGCTTCCAGCCACAAACCTTATCGGCTCTCCGGTGAATGGATGGTTCACAATAGGTGTGTTTTTCGCCTTGGCTCCGATACTGTTTATAATCGGTTCGCCATAGAACGCAACCTCTTTTGCACCTTTAATTATACCACTTTTCCCAGTATTTTCAACGGTTTCAGCCGCTTTCAGAAACTTCTTTTTGTACTCTTCAAAGTCCTGGGTCTTATCAAGTCCAAAGAACGCTGCCCGTTCCTTCAGCGTTTCAAGTTCCTTTTCGTCAAGCATCCACCGGGCACGGGTCAGCGCCACACAGCGGCAGTTGCAATCCTGGCTTGGGTCACCGAAATCACCGGGAAACATGGCTGTATAGCCCCCGGATTCAAACGGTTCATCCAGTTCACGGATCTGGCCGTCAAGCCGCCTGTGAAGTGGCCGGGTCTTTGCATCCAAACTGGCATCCCATTGCTTCACCACATCAGCGCCCTTGGCTTTTGCCGCCTGCCGTGCATCCTCTGCCGAAGCTTCCTGAATTCGGTGTCCTTCTGTGCGGACGATGCGCTTGGCATTGGCAAAGGGCATGTTCGTCTGGCTGGCGATGTTCCGTGCAATCTTGGCATATGGCAGGGAAGTGGCGATGCCACGGGTGATTTCTTCGCTGATTTTCCGCTTCAGCGTCACCATGTCGGTGCCCAGCGCACTATACAGCGGGGCAGTCAGCTTGCTGTCTGTGACAATCGCCTTGACTGCCGCCTTCTGATTGATGGGCGTGATGACGTGGATGCCGTCCTGTGCGCCCATGGTGTACATGGCACCGACAAAGCCATCCGTGTATGCTTCTTTCAGATACTTGTGGATGGTGTCATATTCATCCGCTTGCAGCTTGTCAAGGATGGCTTCCACCTGGGCCTTCAGGGCCTTCTGATAATCAAGCTGATAAACCCGGCTTTGCGTCAGTTCATCGCTTTGCAGAATGCGGATTCGGTTGCCGATATCGGCCAGCGCACGTTCATACTGGCGTTTCAGCGCCCTGATGACTTGCTTTTCCGTTTCCAGCTGGCCCAGGTAGAATTCCCGTTCCTGCTTATTCAATCACATCACCTTCAGGTTCAGGCAGCGGGACAATGGGTTTCTTGGCCGCATACAGGTCAAGTTCCTCTTCCGGATTCGGCAGCTTGTCCTTGATATCGTTGTATTCAATATCCAGCACATCGCAGATGGACTGCATCAGGGTTTCATTGTCCAGCCTGGTGGCCAGGTTCAGCAGGGTGTCAATCTGCACCTGCTGTTTCTGGGCATCCGTCAGTTCAATCTGTGCATTGTCTGCCGCATTGGTCATCACTTCACGTTCAAAAGCAAAGTACACATCCTTCTGCTGGTAGTCGGTGCCGTTGGCATCGTTGATCTCCTTCAGCACCACCTTCAGCAGCTTGCGCATGAACTGCTTCAGCCGGATTTCAAGCTTGTTGCACTTGAGATCAAGCAGGGCATAGCGGGACTTGATGACCACGTTGGTGATGTTGCCGTCACCCAGCTGCGCTGAATTGAAGCCCATGCCGAAACGGTAGATGCTCTTTTCATCCAGTTCCAGCTTGGCCTTCCGGGCTTCGTAGGGGATATCCACGGTCTTGATGTCCACGCCGCCGCCTTCGCCCACGCCCACATGCTTCTTGGCCTTGACGTTCATGACCAGTTCGTCCGGGTTATCGCCTTCATAGCCCTTGATGACATACAGCGCTTCGTTGGTGTCCTGGATGTTATTACTAAGGCCGCAGGCCATCAGGTCATAGTCATCAATCAGGGCCTTGACGGGCTTCAGGCCGCTGTGCTGTTTCTTGCAGTTATCCAGCCGGAAGAACGGGATCATGCCGAAGTCTTCATAGTAAATCTGGCCGTCATCGTCTTCCGTCCACATGATGTGGGGCCTGGGGTTGACCTTCTCTGAATCGTCCGGCACAATGTTGCCGTCATCTTCCTGGACATAAAAACAGGTCTGGGATTTGTCCCAAACCTGAATCCTTTTGATTTCCTTGTTGTCCTTGCCAATCCGGTCAATGTAGTGATAGATGACGTACTCACAGCCGTCATCCGTTTCCTTGGCCCTGACCTCTACCACACCCAGGCTGTCAGCGCACCTGAAGGCAATCTTGTCATCCGCATTTTTGTATGCGTAGACGTATTCAAAGCCCTTGGCGATAGCGCCCGTCAGCACCTCTTCCAGTTCGGCTGTGAAATCCTCATTATCATTGAAGTATGCGTTCAGATGTTCCTGAAGTTCCGGGTCATCGCTTCTGACAAAGCCGTCCTTGCCGGACAGCATGTACTGCACTTCCTGGTCAACCAGTTCAGTGAAGAACGGGTGGGGAATTTTGATATTGCTTTTCAGCTTGTCCTCTTCAAACCTGCCATCCGAATTGACAAAAAAGATTCTGTAATCCTTGATGTCATGGTCGGCTTCGTAGTATCGCTGGCCTTCCTTGGCATTCTTCTTTTTTGTGCTTGCTTCGTCATGGTCAATAAATGTCCGGATTTCTTGGATTGAAAGCATGGGGATCACCGCCTTTGTTGCCTTAGTTTTCCAGGAATGCAAACGTGCCATCCGGCAGACATTTCATATCATATGTGTACACTTCAGTCACAAGATCACCGCTTTCAATAGCGCCGATTTCAAAATGTATATTCCGTGCAAGGAAGTAATCTGCATTTTTCGGCCTGTACACTTCTTGAATGAAGTTGACCTCAGCCCCATACGGCGGCTCGTTGCCGAATGCGATTGCAACGATGGGGGTTCCGTTGTTAATCGCACTGATTACATTTTCATAAGGGACATTATAGGTCATGTCGTTATAATTGAGGTACAATCTCAGTATGCCGTCATCAGAACCGCCACCCGCAGAACCGCCGCCGCCGCCGCCGCAGTTCTGCGCAATGGCCTTCAGCAGGGTGGTGATCATGTTGTCCGGCAGACTGTCGCAGTCCACGCCCATGTTTTTCAGAATGTCAGCATACAGTTCGGTTTCGGTAGCCAATGGGGATCATCCTTTCTGTTCTTTGTCCATGGGGCTGGTCAGGGCCATTCCCCGGTGTATTCGCCGTCACAAACCCAATGGTGGAAGCCGTCAGTCATTCATCTCCACCACCGTGCAGCCAAGGCTATTCAGGGCGGCTACTGCGTCATCGCTGGCGCTGGTGCGCCTGCTGGATATTTCCAGTTTCAGGTCATCCGGATCAATGGTCAGTATGCTCAACGCATTGCTGTTTGCTAGGAACTGCATGCTCGTAGCCAGCGTGATGACGGTCTGATCGTAGTCATCCGGCGTCATGTTGGGATTGCCGTAAAAGCCGAAGTGGCCGGGGCTTGCCTTTGACAAGTCGCAATGCCCATGTACGCCCGTGTGGTGGATGATCGTGTGCTGATGCGCAAAGTACATATTGCCGCTTGCCGGGTTATCCTGTATGTACGATGTAAAATCTGCATTGGGCTTCCGGTAAAAATGCTGCGTGTCAATATTGAGTTTGCTAAGATCACCCGTAAAATAAGGCGCGTGGGCAATCTCAAGATGCTGGTGCGTGTTTCTCCCGCTGCCATGTCCCGCTTTTCGCCTGTTGATGTCCTCCACGGTCATCACCATCTGCACCGGGCAGTCCGCACTGCCCACAAGCCGGATTTGTCCTGCCCCCACCGTTTTTGTCGTTCCATCGCTTGCCAGTACCGTGCCGGGGCTGTTCGTCACCCTGTCTCGATACATGCCGCAGTTTCCACGCATGCCGTACAGCCGGGGGCGCACAATGGGCATCTCGCTGACATTGACGTGCAAGGCATATGGGTCACACGCCGTCATGTCCACACCGCAGCGGGAAAAGTCATTGCAGATGCACAGCGTTTCTCCGGCTGGCACGTCAGCATCCAGCACATGGCCGTCCACCTGCTGACCGCCTGGCAGCACCCACTTGACGGCAGGTGGGTCGGTGTCTGGCAGCAGGATGGTGATGGCCAGATGCGTTGCGTCATGCACAATGCGCCAGATGTTGCTTTTCGGTCTTGCGACTTGCGCTGTCATCAGATACGGCTTGATCATGCCGTCACCACCTGCCCGATACGGGTCGCACCGACCACCCATGCACTGAGTAGCGGGTTATAGTCCCAAAGGAACTCATACTGGCCTTCCGTCACAAACGGGACAGCCGCACCGTAATATACATCCGTCCCCCAGTGGATGACCGTATCTGCCGCCACATTGGCCAGCATCCGAATGCGGTTTTCGTGGGCCAGGTCGGTCGGGGTGGGCAGCGTAAACACCACTTCGCCACTCAGGTCAGCCGTGTACACGGCATTGATAATCATAGTGCCGTCATATACCTTGATCGGGGCGGGCTTCACATCGGGCGTATCCTGCTTGTTGAGATCAGCAAGCAGTCTTTCCATTTCGGCAATTTCTTCTGCCGTCATCTCACGGTATACGCCGTTGTCGTTGATCATGTAATTGCTCATGCTCTCACCCCATAGATTTCGATCCTGCTATCCTTCGGGAACGTGCCACTCATAGCCAGAAGCCTTATTTGGGTTATGGTCTGTCCGTTATTGATCTTCACAACGTTGGGCGCTGTGTTGTATGCGGCGTATGCTGCTATATTCGGTGCGGGGACGCTGGCCATGATGTTAAAGATTCCTTCACTTGCGTCTACATGGATTTTTGTATGCGTCTGCGCATCTACTTTGACCATGTTCTCTATTATCACAAGACTGGCTTTGCTATCAGCGTACACCTGTAGTACGCCGTCATAATCCGTTGTTCCCGCAGCCACTCTTACATACAGCATGATCTGTTCATATTTGTACGGTTCACCGTCTGGGGTTTTAGAACGGATGATGTCTCTTGTGTTCTCAGTCAGCGTAATCGCTTCGACAAGTTCGAACTTCTTCGGTTTGACCGGAGTATACCCCAGCGCCTTGCTGATGTTTTCAGCCGTGACGGTTGCATCCGTACCGTCAACGCCGTTGAATTCTCCAGCATCAGCCCGTTTCTGTACGTCATCAGCCGTCTGCACGGCTTCATTGACTTTTCCCATGATTTGTGCATATACATCATCCGGCGGGTCAGCAGGCATGCCGCCGCCGCACAGTATGCTTTTCCTTGCCGGGACATAGGCCGGGGTGGTGGTTCTCAGGTTCCCCGCAAACACGCCCACACGGATTTTGTGCGAATTGGAGATCACAGGCACATTGCACACCGTGCCTTCAAACACCACGTCATGGACGGTCAGGTCTTCTGTGATAAACCTGGCCGTTTTCACCCGGTGTTCGTCCCACTCAGCGTCAAACTGAAAATCAATGACATAATCGCTGTTCCCGCACACATACACCGTATCACAGGTTTTTGTGGCAATCTTATCCCTGACAGCGATTTGGATTCTGCGTTCCAATGTCATACACCGCCTTTGTTACTCTTTCTTTATCAGTACAGCCAGCCGCTTCCCCTGATGTGCTTTTCAAGCGCATAGCGCATAGCGTCCATCAGGTGGTTAAAGTCATCAATCGGTTCGTTCAGCTTGTTGCCGAACTTGTCCTTGTCCCATGTGTAATTGCTGATTTCCGTCAGGAAGTTCACGCACCGGGGGTGAATGATGATTTCCAGATCCTGAATCCATTGGATGCCGTTTTTGATGCTGTCCTTGCCTTTCTGCGCTGCCTTGACACGAAGTCCCAGGCTGTTCAGTTCGTCAATGGACTTGGGTTCTGCGCTGTCCGCTGTGATGCGCTCCTTGGCATAGCCCATGCCTTTCACGGTGTCTGCTATGCGTTTGTTGCTCATGCCCTTTTCGTACATTTCATCAAACACAAAAAGCTGCTTGTTTTCTTTATCAAGCAGCCCACAGAACAGGGTGGAAGGGTCATTGGTGTAACCAAAGTCAAGGCCGAATGCGGAAACCACACCCGGCCTTTTGCTGATTTCTTTTACGTCAAACTCTTGTTCTTTCCAGTTCTCATAGATCAGGCCATCCACGATGCCCCAGCCGCCAAGCCCGGCCACCGCATAGCGCCTTGGGTTCCTGCGCTTCATGTCCTCAAACATACGCATGTCAGCTTCATCAAGCCATTCATTGCACAGGTAGTTTGTGGTCATGGCCAGAATGTCCGGGTCTGGCGGGGCATCAAAGAAGCGCTTCTTCAGCCAGTGCTTTTCATTCCAGGGGTTGAATGTGATTGTCCATTGCTTGAACAGCGGAGCGGGGCATTTACCACGAATGGATTCGTCAAGCGTTTTGAATGCTTCTTCATCCATCAGTTCATATGCTTCTTCAAACCATGCCCAGCACAGATAGCCGTTTTCCACTGTGATGGATGTGACCTTCAGCGGATCATCCAGGCCACGGAACAGAATGACCTGCCCCGTGCTTTTCCTGCGCATCTCCAATGGGGAAAGGGTGATGTCCCAATCCCCGATCACGCCCAGGCGGTTCAGCGCCCACTTCAGATCAGTGAAGCAGGAATTCTTGATGGTTCTGTACGTCTTTCTGAACACAATCAGATTGGCCTGCTCAAAGCCCTTCTTGTTCAGCCATGACGCAAACCATAGGGCCGTTGTCTTGGATTTTTTGCTTGCACGGCTTCCCTTGCATACCCGGTAACGGCCCTTGAACTTCCAGAACTCAGCATACCCGCCGCCCACATAGCTTGAAATGGGTGTGACTGTTTTACCCATCCATATCATCCACAATCACAACCTGGGTGCCAGTCACATTGGCATTGGCATCCGTCTTGGTGGTGTATCCGTGCTTGCTCATCCACAGCCCGGCCAGCTGAGTAGGAATCAGGCTCAGTTCAAACTTGCGCCGTGCGTCAACCTCACATTCTTCCCGCATGCGCGTAACGATGTCCTGATACCTTTCATCCTCACCATAGGTGGAATAGAATGCAGACCGGGAAAGGCCGCAATACATGCAGAATCCTTCTATGGTGTATGTGATGGCCCGGGTCAGTTCAGCGCTGACGAAACTACCATGCTTGGCGTTGAACTCATGGGTCAGAACGGTCTGATTGTCGCAAAAGTGCTTGTATTCTGCCCATGCTTCTTCAAGCGCTTTTACGCTCCTGAACTTCCGTGGCTTTCCCATGAACTCACCTCCTTTGCATCCTCCAGCAGGTTAAAAGGGCATGAAAAAAGCCCGTCAAGGCCCAATCCCTGACAGGCTTTCTTCCATTTCCATCGCCATTATAATCATATCAGACGGAACCCATGAACTTCAAGGAACTTTCCGGAACTTTCCGGAACTTCACGGAACACTTTTTTTATTTTTCCCCGTTTCCGTTCCTCCAGCAGATGAATTCCGGTGCGCTTCAAGGATTTTTTCATACACTTGCAATGCCCGGCCATTCAATTTACTTGCTGCCCGTTCGCAGATGTGCATTTCGCCGCCAATCGTTGCAAAGGATTTGTATTCAAAATACCGCTTGCGCAGAATTTTCATGTAATCCTTGTTTCTGACACGCTTCATCAGCATTTCCGCTTCACGCTTCAGGTCAACAAAGGTATCTGTGTCGGCATCAATTTCCCGTTCCAGGTCAGCAAGCTTCACACTTGCATTTTCAATCTTGTTATGCATGCCGCCGCCACATACCCCGCTGATGTCCATGCTGGGTGTGATCTTTGTGGCCATTTCACGCAGCCTGGCCCGTTCTTCCAAACGGCTGTTCACCAGAATGTCATACCACTCTATCTGTTCAAGGTATTCTTTTGCTTTATTCATTCATATCACCACCGCAGATGCTTTGATGTATTCAAACCCGCTCAAAAGCGCTTCATGCTTCTGCCATACCTCTGCAAGGCTTTCCCCGCCGAAGACAAATTCCCATTCCATCTGCCGGGGTTCATAGCCTTCTTCTTTGACCGTTCGCCCGGCGATGATGCGCCACAGCTTGGGTTTTTCACTCATTTACGCTTCCCCCCTCATGGCCAGCTTCATCACCTTGTCCATCAGGGTTTCATACAGTTCCTTGTATACTTTGGTTTTTTCTGCTCCAATGGTTGCCGCTTTCAGTTCATTGCCCATCATGACCATTTCCTTGTGGCAGGCTTGCAGTTCATCCGCTTGCCTTTTGATTGTTTCCCCATATCCGCAGGTTTCTACAAGCAGCTTGTCACGTTCCTCCAGCAGTTCACCATTTCGCTTGGTGAGGTCAATAATCGTGTTACGCTGTGCATCCATCTCTTTTTCTTTCTCCAGCATGTCAGCTGCCGCAATCTCCAATTCCTTCACATAGGCTTTGACATCCTGAAGCCCCAGTACATTCACAATGCCACGCTTCACCTTTTCAAACTCTTCACCCTTGACGGTCTTGACGTACTGGCCCAGCGTGTTTTCAAAGCTGTAGCCCAGCATGATGGGCGTGGCGAACATCAGCGTTCTGCCCGTCACGGGGATACAGCCTTCACGCTCCACTTCCGTCAGGCGCAGGGTGGAGCATACGCCGTTCAGGCTGGCCACAATCAGCATGTGGTAACCCGTGGCAGCATGCGTCCAGATTTCACCGGGCTTGGGTGCCGCCGTGATCGCCTTGTAACAGGGTTCGTCATAATAGCCGGATGCATTCAGCTTCAATTCCTTATCTTTCATGTTGTTTGCTCCTTTCACAGTTCTTGCACATTTCGCAAGCGCCAATTCTTGCGGATGTCTTTTTTCAGGTTCATGCAGTACCCGCCTTCCTCCGAAAGCTGAGATATGCGCCCTGCAAGTGCTTCATCCAGTTCAACCATTTCAGCTATGGTTCGTTCGCAGCTTATGATGGTGATAAGACCCGGATTGTTGTACCTGTAATTGATGATTTCCATAGCCAGGCGGATGTCCGCATATGACGGTGGCTTAATTTCCCCTTTGGAATCCTTGATTGGCTTGAACAGATCATCTATGTACAGCACATCTGCCGTTTTGATTTCATCCATGATGGTGACATATTCCGGGTCATTCACCACGCTTTTGATTCGCTGGGCTTCATCAAACCAGACCATATATTTGGCCTTCATGCCTTTGTTGAGATAGTGCGCCGTGATCGCCGTGCAGATATGTGTCTTTCCTGCGCCACTCTGACCGCCGATGAAGAAGAAATGGTGTGCATCATCCTTGCAGAATCTCTGTGCCGTTCGCTTTATGGAAACATGCCACTTTTCCGGGGTTTGGTAGTTTTCAAATGTGCAGCTGTCAATCATATGAAGCAAGCCTGATTTCTTCATTCTCAGCCGTTGCTTCCTGATTTCATCGCACACGCACAGGCGGTTTGTGTCGCTATATATGCCGTTGTATTGCACGACCACGGCAATCTGGCCCTTGTTTTTGCAGATGGGGCAGTCATACCCATCTATCAGGTGACGGTCACCAATTTCTTTGTTATAGCTGTCAGCCTTCACCTGCGCTTTTTCTTTTTCACTCAGATGGGCATACTGTTCACAGATATGTCCCAATCTTTTCAGCCACGGATCTGATATCGTTTTTATGCTTTCCATCCGCTCCCGCTCCCTTTCCATTGATTTCGTTCAGATAGCCTTCAAACTTGGGGCCGAACAGGGTTTCCGGGCGCAGGAACTTGCACATCTTGGCATCATTCAGCCAATCGGCACACTTCTTGTCAATCACGGTCTTGAAGTCCTCCAGCGTGAACCCATCGTTCACCCTTGCGTCAATCTTTTCCCGTGTTTTACTGGATGAAGGCTTGTATTTTGTACCCGCCTTTTCATTCAGGTAGGCGATGACGGGGGTATATATCTTTTCTTCTTTTTCTTTATCTGTATCTTTATCTTCTTCTTTATCTAGGGGGCTAACATTAGCTTCACTGTTAGCTTTACAGTTAGCATCACCAGATGTCAGAAGCCGCTGTTTTTCACGGTAATCCCGCATATAATTGCGCTGGTATTCTTTCTTGCGTTCCAGCTGGTCAAGGTTCTGATGTTTTCCCCAGTTGGGAATGGTGATCACGCCATCCACAATGCGTATCATGTCAAACTGTTCAAATACATTCAGCGCCATGCGCACAGTGTTCACATCACGCCTGAAGACGGTGGCAAGCATTTCATCCGTATAGGCCACACGGTCATTCAGCATAATCACGCCGCTGTTATTCTGCTTCCCTGCAAAGCACAGCAGCTTGAACCAGATGACAATGATGCTGTCAGATGAAGGCATGGATTCAATCAGCAGGGTCTTTTCATCATCGAAGATGTCTGTGACAATCTTGATCCACTTTACATCAGCCATGGAACCACCTCTTTTCTCTTGTTATTCGATTTCTGCATCATGCAGTTCGTCCATCCTGGCCCCACAGTGTGGGCAGTAGGGGGTGGGTTTCCACCCCGCATTTCTGCCGCCGCAATTGTCGCACAGCATCCAGCCGGAAGCGTTGAACCAGTGCGAATGGATCACGCCGGGGGATTTTGTGACGGGCAGGGCCATGGTGATGGGCATGGCCTTTGCGCTGGGCACCCTGGCCAGGATTTCCATGGCCATCTTGTATCCCTGCCGCCTTGCCGCCGTGTATGTGCGCTTCATCTCTGCATGGATGCAGGCAATGGCTTCCTGCCGCCGGATCAGGTCATCAGCAGCTGCCATGTGGTTCACCGTCCTTCCGTTCCCATTTCGTGCATTCGCCGTCTTTGATGCACCCCGTGCAGACCCAGGCGATGGCTTGCGTCAGGGGCCGCTGGTGTCTGCACGTTGCACAGCATTGGGTTTTATCGTACATGTTACCTTGCCTTGATGGTCACGCCGTGCCTGCGCATATGCTGAATCACGTCATCGGCCTTCAGCCTGTCAGCATTCCGGTTCTCTTTCGCCGCACGAACCTGATCCACATATACACGCCAGGCTTCACATGTATCCACATTGTGACAGCCAACCTTGCGCCTGGGGCAATCTTTGCACGGGCCGTTCATGGTCAAACCTCCTTCGGGTTGTACGCCGGGAAGCCTTCGTATTCCCAATTGGGGCGGGTTCTTTCCAGCAGGCAGGATGCACACGGTTCATCACGGGCAATCTTGTGCTTGCAGGTGCCGCAATCGCCACGCATTTGCAGAAGCATGCTGTCAATGCGTTCCTCCAGCCGTTCAATGAGGGCCAGGGCATCCGGCAGAAGATAGCATTCATTCGGATCTTCTTTGCACAATCTGTCGTATGGGCAGACCTTGCACGGCATTTCCCTTGCTGTCATCACGCCACAGCATTTAAGCCCCTGCTTAATCTCTTCAGGTGTTTTCATATCCTTACTCCTTCGCATCCATCCTGGCCCCGCAATCAGGGCAGTAATTCGGCAGCACCGTGGTGCCGATGACAGCATTGATCCTGTATCCGCATTCGTTGCAGAATACATGGCCTTCCGCTTCGTATCCGTGGATCACATACCACCTGGCATGCACCAGCGGCCTTTCATCCAGCGCCGGGGCCTTTTGCACCGCATCGTATATGCCCACATCCAGCACCGGGGCGCAGGCGATGAAATGCCGTGCCGCCCTGATGGCATCTGCATAGCCATCTGCGTATTCATTGCTGAACAGGAAATGTGGCACCTGTATTTTTTGAAGCAGATAGGCCCTGCTGACAGCATCATCCTTCTTCATCCGCTTCCACCTCTTTCAGGTTCCTGATGGCTTCCTCCAGCTTCCTGTTCCAGCAGCCGATGGAGGATGCAATGCTGTCCCGCCGCCTTTGCGGCAGGCTCTTCCAGGCTTGCTGGTCATCCTTCATGCCCCGGAATTTTGCAAGCTTGGCCTTGCAGGTTTCCACCCGCTCCCTGGCTCTTTCCAGGGGCGTTTTGTCCCGGCTCCATCCCCGCACATAGGCACCTATGGTCTGGTTTTTGTACTTCTCTGCAATGTCCCGTTCCACGGGCCGGAAGCAGGAATAGGAGCAAAACATCTGGGTGATTCTCTTATGGTTTTTCTCCTGCACAATCTTGTATCTGTGCTGGGTGGTGGCTTCAAAGTGCTTTCCGCAGGTGGCACATTCGTACCCGAACAGGCCCAGGCATTCGGGCTTTCCGCTCCGGGTGTAGGGCTTGACAGGGGCAATCATCACATCATCCGGCAGCATCTCGCTGATGGAGCGGATGGGGAAGCCCATGTTTTCAGGCATCGGGTAGGTCATGGCCTGCCCTCCTTTCTTCCCTCCAGCGCTGATGCTCATAAAACTTGTCATATCTGTACTTTTGCAGTTCCAGATGATCCTTTGCGTCAAGCCGCTCTTCGCAGCTGCTGTATCCCCAGAAATAGGCCACGCCGTGCGTGATCAGCAGGGCGCAAAACCAAAGGATTCCCATTTTCACACCACCATTTCAAAAATGTCCATCTGGCCATCCAGTTCAGGTTCGGCAAACATGCCTGCCTGTTCCCCGGCAAGGCCCTTTCTGTGCTTCCACAGGCGGCATTCCCGGCTGGTGCATTCGTCAACCATCTTCCGGCTTCCGCAGCAGCAGTCCAGGCACTTGCCCCGTATATCGGCCAGCAGGCTTTCAGCGCTGGGGGGTCTGCTCATGGTCAGCCCTCCTGTCATCTTCAATCTGCATCCAGGTGGCCATCAGTACGCCGCCCACCACACACAGGGCCACACCGCCCATCAGGATATAGCACAGGCCAATGGCCAGCATTTCAAAAAAGTTCATGTGTTCACCATTCCTTTCTGTCCTTCGGTATATCTTCATGGTAGAGGATTCGGCCCTTGGCCGTGCAGATGCACACCACACGGCCAAGGGCGCTTGTTGTACGGCTCCCGCTTCCAGCGGGGAATGGGTTTCTGGGCATCACGCTTCATATTTAGCGCCCCTTACATACTCCCTGACACGTTCCTGATTGGCCAGCCTGTGTGCGGCAATCTCTTCATCTGCCGCCAGTTCCGGGTATTTGGCCTGAATCAGCTGGCAGTTGCGCCGGATGGTTTCGGCCTTCGGGAACTTCCATTTGTCCCTGTTCAGGTACAGGGTGTCCACGCTCATGTCATGGGTGGACAGGCCACGCTGTCTGGCATATACCTTCAGCACGGCCAGTTCCAGAAAACTGTAACTGTTCCGGGTCTTGGGCTGGTCTTTCAGAATCGCCTTGATAACCGCCTTGGAATTCAGCATCTGCTTATCCACACGGTTCACCTTCCTTTCCGGTGATCAGGTAGCTATGGGGCAGCAGTTCAATCCACTTGCAGAATTCCCGCCATTCGGGAAGCCTGTGGTCTTTCCTCTGCTGGTAGATGGTCTTCAGCTGCCTGTAATTGGTGGTCATCCGGGCCGTCAGCCGGAAGCCAGCCGGGATGTTATACAGAATCTTCAGATAATTGGCGGGGGAGGGATGTTCCCTGTGCTGCTCCACCAGCCGTTCTACAATGTCGATGATTTCCGGCAGCACATACTCATTGCACTGATTTGAGATGTAAAAGCCCGTAATCCTGTGCATCGTGCTTTGGCTTGACACGAAATCAAAGAAGTGGTACCGCTCCGCTTCCACCCATGCCTTCAGGCTGAAGGTCAGGTCAAATTGGACGATGATGCCCGTCAGAAACTGGTCATGGCCCGTGCCCGTGGGGCAAGCCGCCAGCTTCTGTACCCTGGGCGTGATAATCGGGGTGCAGGTTTTCGGGCTTACGCTCATGGGGTACTTGCTGGCCTTGATGCTGTCATCCAGGCCGAACACCTGGGCATTGTCTACCACGCTATATGGCATCAGATGTCACCTGCCTTTCTGTGAAGGCTCTTGTCAGCGTCAAAGCCTTCCGGGTATCTGGCCTTCAGCTTGTCAATGTTCATCTGCGCCACTTCCTCCAGCGCCCAGCCCATGCCCGTGGCGTATTCGGCCACGAACCACAGCAGGTCACCCAGTTCCTTCTTCAGATGGTCCTTGTCCATGCTGTGGCCCTGGTAGGATTTCTGATACAGGCTGTGAAGTTCGCCAACCTCACCCGCCATGCCGTGCAGGGCGTGATATGCCTGCTGTTCGGGGTAAAGGGTTTTATTGATGGTTCTGGCCGCAAGGGCCTGATATTCATTCATGTTCATGGTGTCATACCTCCCTGATTCGGATGCCGTAGTGATACAGCAAAAGTTTTCTTTTCATGATGTATTCCTGGGTCTTATAGCCCTTTGTGTCTTCCACGATGCGCTGCCCGGTCTTCATGTCGATGTACACGAAGTCGGCCACATAGGTGATGGCCCGTTCCAGCAGCTTGCCGTGCTTGTCATACTGGTTGGGGATCAGTTCAAACCGCACCTGACGTTCCAGTTCCGTGATGACCTTGCCCCGGCAAAGCAGCTTCAGTTCACACCACCTGTTTGCTTCCTTCATGCTGTCAAAGGTGATGCCGTCAATGGTGACCTTCTTTGCGCCGTATTTGCTCATGCCACCAACTCCCACGGCTCAACGCCCAGCACACGGGCCAGCCTGCCCATGGTGATGGGGGAACAGGTTCCCCGGCACAGGATGCTGTCCATGGTCTTGACGGATATGCTGATTGCTTCAGCGATGTCAGCCCTGGTCAGCATCAGTTCAGTAATCCTTCTGTGGATGATGTCGGTTCTGATTCTGATGTTCATGTCTTCACCTCTTCAGATATTCATCAAACGTCTTGCAGGTTGCAAAGATGATTCTGTTATTGCACCACCTTTGCAGTTTCCGATATACATGCCCCTTGGGGATGTGTTCCTTGTCGTACAGCATCACATATGCCCAGTACCCGTGATCACGCAGGGTGTAGATGCGTTCAAGGTCTTGTTCCAGGGTGGTGTCAAAGTTGCACAGCACATAGACAACCAATTTCTCTGCCCGGATGCCCGTAATTTCTTTGAACATGCGGAACTTGGGAAGGATGGCTTCCTTGTCCTGGTATCTGTCCCAGGCGAAGTGCAGATTGGCCATTCGTCTGATCCGCTTCAGCATTTCGGCCTTTTCGGGGGTCATCAGCCGGATGTCAAGCCCCTGGTTGAAGTCCACCCTGGCCTTGCTGTCAATCAGCTGCTGAAGCAGTTCCTTCCATTGTCTGCATGCCAGGATGTTCGGATCACACAGCACAATGTTCTTCTGGCCGTTCCAGAACTCTGACAGGTCAGCCACCTTGCGGGATGCCCTGCCTTCCTTGGCTTCCACATGGCAGAAACTGCATCCCCGTGGGCACCCCCTTGTCAGGAAGCCGTATGCTGTATCCGTGATGCCGTACAGCGAATAGTCCGGGTAAATGTGTTCAATCTCGTCCGGCAGAGGAATGTCCTTGCTCTTGTCAAAGACCTCTTTGCCGTTCACCAGGCTGATACAGTACCCGCTCCCGCCCGTGATCACTTCATCAGCGTCCACGAAATAGGGATAATCCGGGGTAAAGCTGAACACCTTGGACATGTAAACCTTGTCCATGTGCCCGGAAAACATCGGGTCATACCATTCCACTTGGTGCCCCTGGGCCTTATGCCATGCGGATATTTTCATCAGCGGAATGTTCGGGTAATTGTGGCCGTCCACGTCAATCAGGCCGATTCGCACGGGGTTCAGTCCCTTCATCTGTGTAAATCTTCTTCATGCCTTCACTCCTTATGGGTTTTCGCAGATATCCACGATGTGCATGCACAGCGCTTCAGGAATGATGCTCCGTTCCTTGCTCCCCTTCAGGGCCTGTGTGCCTGTCCGGCTCCCCCGTGGTGCCTTTTCATGGCAGGGGTCACCGTTCTTGCAGGCTGGCTTGAAGCGGGGTGCAGGGTGATTTGTCCAGATGTCCGTGGGCTTCATCCGGGTGTCACCGTATTGGCAATAGGTCACGGTGTAGCGGGGAAGCCCCTGCATCCATGCCATCTTCCGCATGCCGCCCCTGGGGTTTTCGATGAACCAGAACCGGGGTTCCAGTTCACGAATCAGGTCAAGCACATGCTGGTCAACCATGTCACAGAACCGGGCATATTCGCTGATGGGGTCAAGACTGCCCGTGTCTTCATTCCTGCGCCTGTGGTGGCTGATCGCCGCCACGCTGAAGGTTGTGCAGTCCGGGGATGCCCAGATCACGTCAGGCTTGCCGAACAGACGAAGGATGTCATCCGCTGTCACCTGTGCGATATCTGCATAAAGGTCGATGTTTTCAAAATCTTTGTTCCACTCTATAGAAAAGACCTGATGCCCGTGGGCTTCAAAGGCTTTTCCGATGCTTCTGGTTCCGGCGAACAGTTCCAGAACTTTCATGCTCTCTGACCCCTTTCATATTGAATAGGGTCAAAAGCGGCCTATCTTCCGGGTGGGTTATTCGTAGGGCACTCCTATGTATTCCAGCACTTCTTTCAGGCCCAGCTGTTCCATGCAGTAGGCATACTGCTTTGGGTGGGTCTTTTTCATCCGCTGGAAGCGGTTCGGCTCTTTCTCCAGGTGACAGCCGAACATGCAGAACATGCAGCCCGTTCTGTCACAGCCTGTGGTTTCAAGCACGTCTTCCGGCTCATAATCGCCCAGATAATCAATCAGGTTTATCTGGCCTTCTATCTCGTCGGCGCCGGGTTTGCGCTTGATTTGAATATCGCCATATACCGGGCAATACGGGACGTTGAATTCCTTGATGTAGTGCAGCACGTCCTGTTCTGTCCAGAAGGCCAAGGGCTGTGAGATGGGCCGCTTGCTGTTAAATGCATTGCAGCCATTTTTCTCCCAGGCTTGCCGTCTGCGTGTACTTTCGCTGGCCATTGTGCCAATCATCGGCTTCCTGCCCGTTTCTTTGGCATATGCTTTCACAGGCTTTTTCTTCATCACGTTGCAGCACTTGTTCGATATATCGAACGGTGCGTCAATCAGGTGCCGATACTTCACGAACATCTTCCTGAAGTCGGATGGATTGCCTTGCTTGTCCAAGCCCTCCATGCAGTTCAGTGCCCACTGTCTGCCTTTTCTGGCGTATTCCAATCTTTCAGCAATTTCTTTGCTGATGACTGGGTAACCGTATACCTTGATGACCTCATCAAACCGCATTTCCGGCCTGATAATCTCCACATCAGAATTGAAGCAGCTGAACTTCCCAGCCTTGATATCCCGCACGAACTTCTGAATTTCCGGGTACTCCAAACCTGTGTTCACGAACACTGCCGGGATATCGTCATACATGCCATCCACAATGTGCTTCAGCACTGTGGAATCCTTGCCGCCGCTGAAGCTGACGTACACATCACCATGCCAGTAATCCACCCAGTCCCTGATGCGCCGCTGGGTCATCAGAATCTTGGCTTCCAGGGGAAGGGACTGCATCTGCCGCAGATCATCCTTTGTATGTCGGCTCATTCACCCGTCACTTCCCTTCTGTAACTCTCCATACAGCCTTCACAGCGCCATTCGCCGTCTATATAGAAGGCCGTGTCATCGCTGATGGGTTTGTCACACTCAGCACACAGCGGTCTGAACATCATGGCCGTCCCTCCTTTCCCCTGTTTCTTTATCCACCCTGTGCAGGGTGATTTTCACGCCGTATTCCTCACCGTATTTGTCCGTAAGGATTTCAGACAGAATACTTGTGATTCTGTCAGCCAGTCCGGGCGGATAGTTAATAGCCATTCAATCACCCCTTCCATGTTTGCTTACCTTTCACGCCACTCCATGTATCCCGTGAAGTTCTTGCCCCTGGTGCCAACGAACACCAGTTCATGCGCCGGATTGCGCTTTGCCCATTCGGCTTGCACCTGCGCCAGCTTCCAGCGGGGCCAGTCGGTGACGAACAGCCGCCTGTGGATTTCGATGTCAAGCACCGTATTCAGGGGCTTGAAGCGTTTTGCCATGTCAGGCTTCCTCCATTTCCAGCGCACAGGCTTCCGCTTCCACCTGGGCAAGCAGGGCTTCCATGTTCTCCGTGGTGTAGCCCTGGGCCGCAAGCTGTTTGCCACGCTTTTCAAGCCAGCGCAGCTGGTACAGATAAGCCTTGCGCTTGTTCTTGATGCGGATTTCCTTCTGGGCCAGCTTCACGTTTTCGCTTGCCTTCAGCCGCTCCACTTCGGCCTTGAAGGATTCATCTGTCAGAATCGTTGCCATGGTTAATCCTCCTGTTCTTCCGCTCCCCACATCGCCTGATACTCAGCTTCATCAGCTTCATCCATCGCCTTGGCAATGGCCGTCATCAGGTCATCCACTTCCTTCGCCTTGTCCAGCCAGTGCTGCCCACGCTCAGGGTTGCTGGTCTGGCCAGATTTGGACTGATAGTGAACCATCAGAATGCGAAGCTTGCAGAATGCCTTTTCCAGGGTCTTTTCACTGACGAGAATCTTCCTGTCTTCCATGGGTTGCCTTCCTTTCCTCAATCCACGCCTTCAGGCGCTGTTCGTTGGCCTTCCTGATTCTTTTCAGCAGGGCCAGCTTTTCTTTGATGGTCATATGTACCTCCATATTAGCTTAAAGCTAACCTATGGTTAAAAAAATTTGAGCATATCATAGGGGATGGCGTACACCGCACAGATGCGCTCAATCATCGGCTGATTCGGGAAGGTTTTCTTTGCTTCCCAGTTCTTTACCGTGCTGATGCTGACACCCAGCTTATCAGCCGCTTCAGCAAGATTCAGTTCAGCATTGACACGGGCAGCTTTCATAGATAGCTTGTACTGCATCGCTTTTCCTCCTTTTCTATCGTTTCGCACTTAGCTTAAAGCTAACTGCACGATTAGAATACTATACTGAAATAATATTGTCAATAGCTTTTAGCAAATATTTTAGCTTTTTTATTTACTTTTAAGCTTATCTGGTGTATTATTTAATCAGATAAGACAAAGGAGGTGATTGAAGTGGCCCAATGGTCAAAAGAAGTGTTTGCCAGGAATCTGAAGCGGTATATGGAAATGCACGGAAAGAACCAGAAAGATATGGCCGATGTAGTAGGCGTTTCACCGCCAACCTTCAGCGATTATATCAATGCCAAGAAATACCCCCGCATTGACAAGATTGATATTCTGGCTGACTACTTCGGTATATTGAAGAGTGATCTGATTGAGGACAAAAGCCAGGAAGACATAAAAAAAGAACCCGCCATGTATGACGGATTATCGGAGAATCAGAAGAAGCTTATCGAATTTGCTCAGACTGTTCCTGAGGACAAGGCTGAGATGATTCTGAAAGTAATGCGGTCAATCGTGGAATCTGATTGACAAGCCTGTCAGCTTGTTCTGGGGTAAGGGTAAGTATGTATTCTATCAGTTGTTCAACTTTGGTCATCTGGTGATTCTCCTTTCCACCGGGGCAAACATTTGTTCTGAATAAACTTTCTGAAATCATTGTAAACTATGAATAATCTTGAAAGCAATGGAAAGTCTTTCCTTGCTTGATAATCGTAAATGTGGGAGTGCCGCAGCACCACCATTGACACCCCCACACCTGGAAGATAGGCCATTTCTGACCTGGCATCATACTAACATTTTGTCAGCCAATAATACAGCCTATCATTGCGGGAAATTACCGTATTATCACGGGAAAGTAAATCCTTATTTTATAGGGTGTCCCCCTATTTGATTGACAAAAATGGAGCATATTTATGAGGAAAAAGACCGACTTATCCGAAAAGTCCTATAACAGGTGCCTGACCTGTCCGCATAGGAACGTTCGTTGTAACGGCCCCCGCACTTCAGACTTGCCGCTTGACAGATGGTGTGAACTCATGCGGGACATGAAAGAGGTCAACGGGCTGACAAATGCGTGGATAGCAGAAACGTCAGGCGTATCCGTCAAGACCATTGAACGGCTCATGGCCATCAACTGTGACCAGGACATCAGGCGTGAAACGGCCAGGATGATTGAAATGGCCATCATGGGTTCTGAAAGAAAGTACCCCTGCTATCTGGCGTTTGCAGAAGAAAACGCCCCGTCTGAACAGAAACTGAATGATGCCCTGCGTGATCTGGAACGGGCATTGAACGATAATAAGGATTACAGGGCAGCGCTTGACAATATCCACGCTTCCCATCAGGCAGAATTGGAAGCCGTTCGTGCCGATGCACAGATAAAGATTGAGTTCCTGAAAGACCTTGTGGCCAAGCTTCGTGTGGATAATGACAACCTGTGGGCTGAGAATATCAGAAAATCAAAGATTGTAGACAAGTTTCTTGAAAGTGTTAAGCAATAATACTATATGACAAAGGATGATAATATATGACAATTTTGAGGGCTGGATTATACGAACGTGTTTCAACGGAAGAACAATCTAAATTTGGATTTTCCATCGCAGATCAGGAAGAAGCCCTGAAAGAATACTGCGAAAAGAACAGCATCAAGATTGTTGACCATTACAAGGATGAAGGTATTTCGGGCGCAAAGCCGCCGCTGAAGCGCCCTGCCCTTCATCGCCTGATTGAGGATGTGAAAGCAGGAAAGATTGACATCATCCTGTTCACCCGCCTTGACCGCTGGTTCCGCTCCGTGAAGGAATACTTCAAGGTACAGGATATTCTGGACAAGCACGGTGTGCAATGGAAGGCCATTCGTGAGAATTACGACACCACCACGGCCAATGGTCAAATGGCCATCACCATCTTCCTGGCCGTGGCTCAGAACGAACGTGACAAGGGTGCAGAACGTGTCAAAGCTGTCCTGAAATCCAAGCGTAAGAATAAGGAAGCATGCTTTGGTGGGCCGCATAAGCCGATGGGCTACATGAAGCAAAAGGATGAAAACGGTGTTCCCCGTCTGGTGAAAGACCCGGCAGAAGAAGAAATGACACAGGAATTCTGGAACATCCTTATCAAGCACAACAACCTTGCAAAAGCCATCCGTCACATGAATGACGTGTACGGTGTGACGAAAAACGCCAAGACATGGACAAGGATTGCCCGTTCCCCGTTCTATTGTGGCATGTGGGATGACATTGAAGATTTCTGTGAACCGTATGTCAGCATGGAAGATTGGCTGATGATTCAGGAAACGGCAGAAAGAAGACGGCAGGACACCCGTGCCAAGAATACCTATCTGTTTTCCGGCATGGTTCGGTGCCCCGATTGCGGATGTATTCTGTGCGGCTCATATAAGGTAAACACAAGAAAAGGTGTGCAGTATAAGTATCTGCAATACAGATGCCGTTACAAATTCACCACATGCAGTTACAAGCACTGCCCGTCTGAGAAGAAGATTGAAAAATGGCTGCTGAAGAATCTGCGCCCACTGATGGAAAAAGAAGTCCTGGAACACGAAATTGAGAAGACCAAACCGAAGAAGAAGCCGAAAAGCAAACTGCCAGCCCTGAAGGAAAAACTGCGCAGGCTGAATGTCATGTACCTGGCCGGGAACATGTCCGATGAAGATTACCTGAAAGACGATGCCGAACTAAAGGCACAGATTGCCAAGGCAGAAAGCGAACTGCCGCCGCCTGAAAGGGATATCACACCTTTGCAGGAATTGCTCAAGACAGACTTTGAAGGAATCTATAAAACACTGGATCAAGAGGAAAAGCGCCGCTTCTGGCGGGGTGTCATCAAAGAAGTACACTTCAAAGACAAAGACATTGTGGATGTTACATTTTTATAATTGAAATTCCGACCATATTTTTTTACGAAAAAATGGGGTCTTACATACATATCAGGACAGAGATAGTACCGTAAGACCCCACAAAAGGGGAACTGAAAATGACTACTATCAAACGACTAAAAAAGCACTATGCACTTGGGATTATCACAGAAGCCGAATACAAAAAGAAAGAAGAATGGTACATCATGATTCTGCTTGACATGTATTGTGATGGGATGATTTCCAAAGATGAATTATATAAGCGTGTGTCAGGATAAGCACATAAATGGGAAGGCATCCAGCCTTCCTTTTTCTATGCCCCGGCACCCTATTGACAAATTCCATAAAATATGCATCATATATGGTATCTTGAATCGGAAATCTGTGGAAAGGAGCATCATGAAGAACATCAGGGATCATGACCGGGACATGTACATTTATCATGCCCGGAAGGATGAAAAGCGCACCTTTGCTGACATCGGGCGTGAATTGGGCATCACTGGGAATCGGGTGCGTCAGGTGTTCCGGCGCACAGACTGGCAGCTGAACAGATTCAGTGCTGATCATTATCTGAATCATCCCGAACGTGTACCGGAATATGCACGACAGGAACAATGAAAGGTGGAATTTTATGAAGCGGTTCTTTATTCTCTTTCTGGCTATTATGGCTCTTTTACCCATATCTTCTGCTTCTGCGCGTGGTGCCAGTAACACATTTATACCATTAACGGTTAAAAATGGGGATAGTGTTTCCATCTGTGCAGGACAGTATTATGAAATTGAACTTGATAGTGATTCCGGCAAGGTAATGGAATGGAGTTCATCTGATGAAGACATTTTCTATGTACTTTCCAGTAGAAATGATGTCATCATTGCTTCCGGTATTGGCAGCGCTTATCTGAATGGTAAAGCAACAGATGGATCTGGTGAAAAGGTAAAAGTTAAAATTTCTGTCCCGAAAGTGTATACAACGCATGATAAGGTTGTGATTGACTCTCCTGATGGTGTTGAATTCGGTTATGCCTTTAACATATCTGGTTTCCTGTCCGTTTCGCATAGCGGAAAATGCTTCACATCGGAATCTGCTGATGATATTGGCGAAGTCGATATGTGCAAACTTGTGCCTGTCAAGGTTGGTACTGGTTCTATTGTTTTCACTGGTAATGGCAGAACCATCAAGACCGTCAAGGTCGAAGTAAAGAAGTCTGCTTTTGAACCGAAGAAAGAAGAACAAGCGATTCCAGCTAATGGCGTGGCCATTGCCGTGGTGAACAAGGGTGTTAATATTCGCAGTCAAGCAAACGGTGAAAGCAAGAAAATGGGCTTTGCTGATAAAGGCGAAAGGCTGACGGTAACGCAGGCATTCTATTCTGATAAATGGCATCAGATTCTGTTTGATGGTGAAACGTGCTATGTTTCTGCAAAATACTGCGATATTGAATATATCGAACCAGAAGAAACCCCTGCACCCACAGAAGAACCTGCTGAAGTAGTTATTGAAACCCCCGTGAAGTTAAGTGAATCCGTGGAAGCGGAACTTGACTATTATATTGATAGATACCGCTTGACACCTGAATGCAAGTCGGTAATTGTTGAATATCTCCCTGATATCAATGATTTTTATAGAATTGAGCGGGACGGAAACAACTCTTATCACATTGTTTTGAATAACGGTACGATTTACTGTCTAAATGTTTTTCAAAATAAGAATCCAGCATGCTTGCAGTCATCTGAAAAAGACTACGCATCCCGTACTAGGTATTTCGATTATTATGCTCAATTCACTAAGGATGGTTCTGTCACCACTTCTTATATTGGTAACGAGGTCACGAAAACGTTCCATTGCGATAATTGCCCTTTTGTTATTTCAATAAAAGATTCTAAAAAAATAGAGTTTTCTTCTAGGGATGAAGCAGTCAAAAAAGGGTATATGTCTTGTGTAAAATGCAACCCATAATAAAAGAAGGCCAGGGCATAAGCCCCGGCCTTTTTTATGTGTTCGAATGCAGAATCCTGATCTTTTCATCAATGCCGTCAAGCCGCTGTTCCACAGCTGGCATGCGTCTGGCAAAGTTATTGTGTTCACGCACTTCCCGTGTCAGTTCATCCACACGGCATTCCATGACCGCCATTTCCTTGGCAAACTCAGCTTTCATATCCTGAAGCAGTTTCTGATTGTTGTGCTTCACGGTGATCACCGTGCCAATCAGCGCAAATCCTCCAGCGACAACCGCCGCAATGACCGTTTCCATATGTACCACTCTCCTGTTTTACTCTTTGTATCCTATCGCAACCCAGCCCACGCTGGTGTTTGTCGTGCCGTTTCGGGTGACGTAGGCATCAAACCCGCTCACAGTAATGTTTGCCGATGCGCAGCCGGAAACCGATGTGCCCGGCACGGTGGTGATGGCCGTGGTCAGCACCATGGGCACCGATGTGTATGCCACAGCGAACGTCACAGCCTTGGCCGTGGGTGTGTCCTTGACGGGCGTGATGGTTTCAACGCCCCACTGAAGCAGCAGGCCGTTTGAAAACAGCACCCGGCCCGTCCGGCTTCCATGCGTCACCTTGCTGGATGATATGAATTCATCGCCGCCGTTTGCCCTGGTGACCTTGACATTCGCATCAAAGACCAGGTTCTGTGTGCCCGTCAGATAGCGCCAGATGCCATGTGACCGTGCCGTGTCCCAGCATCCAATGGATGTGACAGAACTGCCGCTTGCGCCGTACAGCTTGCAATTGTGTACGTTTGCCGCATCGTCCGTGCTTTGGAAATAGATGTCCTTTTCTTCATCGGACTTCTTCACGCCGCCCATGTACACATATTGGTTGATGCTCAAAGGCATATCAATTTCCATGCCATCCACTTCAGATACCTTGCCGAAGGCAATGCCCCTGCCGGACTGGTTGAAGTCCATCAGGGTGAATGCTGTGGCCACGTCCGTGCTTGCCGTGGTGGTGCCAAAGTAATCACTGACCGTCAGGCGCAGGTCATAGGATGTATCCGTATCCAGGCTGATGTTCAGCAGCATATTGCTGTCATAGCTGTACACGTTGCCCGTTGCCGCCTGTGTCCAGTCATCCGTTCCCTTGGCTCGGTATTCGACCTTGTAGCTTTTGCTGTTCTTGTCGTTTACAGCTGCTATGCCGAATCTGATTCTGGCCAGGGCCATGGTGCCGTTGTCATCGGCAGTACCCAGCCCGTTTGCCCGGATCGCCGTGAAGGTGTTGATTTTCGGTGCCGTGTAGGCATGGACGGTGATGCTTCTGGTGGTGCTGGCCGTTCGGCCCCTGCTGTCTGTGACGGTGATGGTCACCGTGGATGTGCCGCTTTTCGTCATGGTGCCTGACGTGACGGATGCGCCTGTCAGGGTTGCCCCCTGGATGCTGGTTTTGTATGCCGTGATGGTGGATGACAAGGCCCCTGCCGCCGTGATCTTGACGGCCACACGGCTTTTGCTTTGCACATAGCCACCAAACTGGGCGGCAAGCCCGGAAACGGCTTCCGTCAGGGTGACTGCGCTGATGGTGGGCACCACGGTGCTGGGTACAGTCAGTGTGAAGTTCTTGCTGACGGATGACCCGATTTTCGTGCTGCCAGAATAGGTGGTCACGGTGACCTTTGCTGTGCCGCTGGTGGCGCTTGGTATGGCGTTCAGCCACGATGTTGGGATTGCGTAGCTTGTCGATGTGCCCACGCCTGTGGTGGTCTTGCTGTATGTGCCAAAGGAAAAGACCACGGTGTGTGTGAAGCTGGATGCGGCCCTTGTAATGGCCACGGTCACTTCATTTGTGCCGTTTACGCTCACTGAGGATGTGACGCTTGAAATGCTGGATGCCCGGGCAATGGTGTCAAACGTGCCCGTTCCGCTGGCTGTCACGTTGCCATAGTATGTGCCGGAAAGTGTGACATTGATGCCGCATGTGGCGCTGAATGAACAGGTCTTTGTGCCATTGGCCGCATGGCTAACTGTCACGGTCTTGGTGTACAGGGTCTTTGTCTGGTTGCCGGATAGGCTTGCCGTGAAGCTGAACGTGTACTTGGTGCCGTTGATGGTTACGCTTCCCGATTTGGAAGCGCTGGAATTGATGGTGTAGCTTGCGCCCGTGGATACCAGCTGCACCTTGACGGTCACGCTGCTGGTATTGTTGGCCACGGACTGACTGCCCACGCTCCAGGCAATCTTCAGCTGATAGCCCGTGCGTATGGATTCGGTGATGGTGCCGGATGCCGCCATGGTGTACCCTCCTTTTGAGGGTCAGCGGCCTATCTTCCAGTTACTCTAAAGTTACTCTAAAGTGCTTTAGAGTAGTTTACAGTTCACTGTAAAGCGTCAGATTTTCTTGAAACTCAGGTTCCCGTTGTCACGGGGCATGAAAGCGAAATTACCCAGCTGCAAACTGTGCAGAATCTGGGTGTCGGTGACGTACAGCTTGCGGTTTGAAAAGTATGCCACTTCAGCGCCGTCCTGAAGAAAGCTGATGCGGTCATTGGCAATCTCAAGTTCCAGTTCATTCCCGGCTTCACCCAGCAGGATTTTGCCGTCTGTGAATCGGATATACTTGCGGATTTCCTCAAATTGTGCGTCTGTGCCTTCAGCCGCCGCCTGAATATCCTGGCTGAACTGCGTGAACTGGATGTCCATGCTGTTCTTGGTCAGTTCAACCTGGGTGGATACTTCACTGATGAGGGCTTCCGTATCTTCCTTCAGATAATACTTTTCAGCCACCGTGGCCGTGATATCCTGTTCAGACTTAATCAGGCTGGATTCGAAGTTCTGTTCCAGGTTGTAGATGGCTTCAGCCGTGTCATTCACCACAATCCATGCCGCTGATTCCGCATCATACCGCTTCATCACGGGCGGGGTCAGGCTGGTATCCAGCCATACCACCGTGGTCAGCGTGGGCGCTGTGGCGCTTTGCACCACCGCCTGATTCAGTGCATGGGTCGCTTTGTTGTAGGCCACCTTTGCCGCTTCATAGCTGGATGCCAGGGAAACCAGGGAATACAGGAAGGAATCATCACTGAACAGGGTGGCTTCCACCGTGTACAGGCTGTTTGTGCTGCCTTCTGTATAGGTTGGTTCCGTGTCATTCCACGGGCTGGGCGGGGGATGTATGGCAGGTTTTGATGGCTTTGCCGCCGTGCTGCTTTGGAGCAGATAATACCGATATACAGCAGACACATCGACCACGCTGGTCAATGTGATCTGCCCAGCCGCTTTGACGGCCATGGTTCATCCCTCCAGCTGTGCCACATAGTTTGCCTTGTGGCTCACATCCCCTGCATCAATCGTCAGCGTGGTGCCCGTGCCCACGGGGGTTTCATTGCCGTCCTTGTACCACTTGATGGTGCCAAGGGCTTGCACCTGCGCCGCCGTCAGTTCCGCTCCCGCCCGGTACACATGGGCCGTCAGCACGGTTTCAATGGCGCTGTTCTTGAAGATGGTGCCGTTGCTGGATGTAATGGAAAGCGTGATGGCATCTGCACCCGCTGCGCCCGTTGCACCCGTTGCGCCCTGTGCGCCCGTGAAGGCGATGGTGAAGGTGAATTCCTTGGTGATGGTGATGTCCCCGATATGCACCGGGATTTTCACCACGCCGCCAGTGGTCACAGTAGTGGCCACGGCAATGGTCAGGGTGGGGCTGGTGACGTTGCTGTCACTGGAAACCGTCACGCCGTTGGGCTTGGTGATTTCCGAAACCACCACACTGCACGGCACCTGGCTTGCGCCCTGCATGGCAATAATCTGGGTCGTGGCCGAACCAGCCTTTGCAGCGCTGGTCGTACCGGGGAAGGCGTGTGCTTCACTGGTCAGAATGACGGAATACGCATCAGTTACGTCAACAATAGAAATCTGATCCACGGAACGAATAGCCATAAGATAGCCCCTTTCAAAAGGTCACGCAGTAACAAGCTGACACCTGAACACAACCTTGGTATCCACATCGCCGGGGGTCAGCAGCAGGGAAAAGCCTTCATCCGAAAGTCTGCTGTCCGTGGCCAATATGGTGCCAAAGGTGGATTCACCAAGCCTTTGCCATTGCCATTCAAGATGTGCCGCTGTGCCGAATTCCTTTCGCATCGCCGCCGCATCCGTGATGGTCTTGCCGCCCTTGAAGATGACCACCTGAAGCACGGTAGCCACTTCGCTGTTCTTGAAGACTGTGCCCCGGCTGGAATCAATCCGCAGGGTCACGCCGTCTTCTCCATCCTTCCCGTCCTTTGCCGTGATGGGCGGGGGCTTGCTGGCTTGCTGGGTGAAGGTCTTCACCACGCCGCCCAGCGTCATTCTGTTTGCGCCCGGGTCAGAAAGATTGATGGCCAGCTTGCTGACCAGGAAGCGCTGGTTGATGCCGTGGGGTGTGCTTTCCGTCTCCACCCATGTGCCCAGATGGAAGGATGTGATGTCCTGCCCTGTGGTGGCCATGTCTGCCGCCGTCAGTTCGATGGATTCCAGCGACTTGACAAGGCTGGCCAGATGTGCTTTACCCTTGGTCATAAGGTTCCCGGGTTCTGTCACGTCATCGAAAATGACCGACTTGACAATATACCCGTACTGTGCTTTGGCTTCTTCATCCACGATGACATCCAGCCCACCGTTGACAGATTCAACCGTCAGCCGCTTGTCCGTGTCTTTGCCTTCAGCATCCTGTATCTTTGCGCCAAGGGGGATGACCGCTGTGGCAATTTCGCTGCCTTTCCTGATTCGCTTCAGGTCAAGCAGGTTTTTGCTGAATGTGATTTTTTGAGGGGCAAGCAGTGTGTATTCCTTCAGGTAGTCCAGGTAATGCACACCGTCTTCATGCCTGACATGCAGATACCCGCCCAGAATGCCAAGCAGCTTGTCATTCATCTCTTTCCAGGTGTCCGTGTATTCGATATTGGAGCGTACGATGTAATCATTGGCATCCGTTACCGTGACTTTGCCAAGCACAAAGCGCTTCTCCGCTTCCACCTGCGCATTGTGGCTGTCCAGAAGCATCTGGATGTATTCCGTGATGCTCCCTGTGAAATCATACGGGCGCAGCTGGCTGTCCAGCAGGAAGGCCAGTTCACCTTCACAGATGATTTCCTTTTCGTTGTGCCAGCCAATGGCATCATCAAGCACCCGGCCACGGAACAGCAGGTATTCTCCCTGATAGACCGTGATGATGCTTTTCAGTTTCTGAATCAGGCCGTACCGTGGATGATCCTGGTGCATGGTAAAGACAAAGGAACCTGTCTTGTTCACTTCCAGTTCAATGGACGGATTCAGAATCTGCATGCTTTCCAGCTGGCTGTGGTATATCAGCTGGCCATCACTATACACCCTGTACATCACAGATCACCTTCCAGCCATGTGAATGTGATGGTGCCTGTGCCCGTTACGGTCACAATGTTTGCGCCTTCCGTCAGTTCCAGTTCCGGCAGGGTATAGTGGCCTTTGCCCAGCGTCCATGTATTTCCCCGGAAATCCACGGTGATACTGCCGCCGCCTTCCGTGTATACCTGCACTTCCGGCACGGCCCGTTTTCTGCCGTTTTGCAGGGTGATGGCATGGGTGCCGCTCACCACCTGGGCAATCACCGTGTGATCAATCTTGTATTTGTAGGGTTCGCATTCGCATTCCACGGTGATGGTGCCAATGCCCTTTTCGCTTGTAAAGCTGGATACATAGCACCGCCCCCACCAATAGAAAAGCGGGTCATCGTCAAGGATGATCCGCTTTTTCTTGCCGTGGATGGCGTTTTTGATGGTGGAAAACAATGAAAGGAACTCAGACTGTGGAACATTTGTGGAAAAGTCAAACCTGTGCGTCACGTCTTCATATTTGGGTTCCCCGAAAAAATCCGTCAGGTCAAGGGCACTGTCTGCCCCGTCAATGTCAAGCTTTTTGCTTTTCACAGCCGGGGCACCCATTTCCTTCCTGCTCAGAATCAGGCCAAGGTCATTGTATGAATGCACCTCACCGAATTTGATTCCCTTCATGCTTTTCACATCCTTTTACGCCACGCTGATGGTGGCCGTCACGTCCGGCACGGTGATGCAGATGTTCTGGGCGCATGTGCATGTGAAGTTCACCTTCACGCCCGTTCCAGTTCTGGTTGCGGAAGCATAGTCCAGTTTCATCGGAATGCCGTCCGGGGTGTACGCCCACAGTACGCCAGCCAGCGCCACGGTCACCGTGCCTTCGGTCAACGTCACCGGAAGGGGAATGAAAATCTGCGCCGTGCCGCCTGCCGTGGCCACGCCTGCGCAGATCATGGATACCACGTCAATGGTGGATACGCTCAGGCTGTCTGCCGCCGCAAGCGCTTTTGAAGCTGCCACGTTGCAATTGTACACAGCTGTCACGGCTTCTTCTGCTTTCGCATTGGCGTTTGCCGCTGCCGTGTTCGCCGTTTCGGTGGCCGCATTGGCGTTTGCCGCCGCTGTGTTTGCCGTTTCGGTGGCTGCATTGGCGTTTGCCGCCGCCGTATTGGCGGTATCTGCCGCCTTTTCCAAGGTTTCGATTTTCGCAAGAATCTCTTCCGTGGTCGGGTAAATGGTTTCGCTGTCGATGACAGCCCCTGTGCTGCTGATGCTCATGGTGCCTTCACCGTAGAAGACCGTGACGGTTTCATCATCAATCAGCACCTTGATGACCAGCACAAACTGACCTGCCTTGTTATAGCAGTTTTTGTTCAGCGTCAGGCTGACCACGCTGTCTTCTGCGCTGCCCTCAAGCATCACCGTCACCATGTCGGTGCATCTGATGAAGTAGCCCCTGACCGTGGTGCCGCTGGGCAGGGCCACAAGCGCCCCGTCCCGCTCCAGGCTGATGTCAAACCTGTGGGCCGCATTGTCTTCTGTAGCAAACAGCGTATTCAGATATACCTTTTTGCTTTCCCGGTTCAGGTCGGCTGTGGCCGAAATTCTGGTTTCAAGCATATGTCATCCCACCTTTTCCAGCGTCAGGAGTACGGTTCCTGATGCGGCATTGCGCTTGATCGCAACCAATCTTCCGTATCCGTCATACTGTTCCTGTACGTCTTTTTCGTTGATTACATCCGTTTTCACGATGGATTCAAGACCATCGAAATCAGACGCAATATCGGGCAAAGGGCGGTCATCCACCATGTCAATCAGCATCTTCCGTCCATCCATGAGGGGGAAGCAGACGAAACTGACATCAAACGTCTTCCCCCTGTTTGTCGTGATTTTCATGCTGTTCACCTTCCTTTGACCTTTCATACACATTCACAAGAGTTTTCAGGTTCTGAAGTGCAGCTGAAAACCTCTCTGATTCACTGCCAAGCACATGGCATGTGCCAAGCATTGCAATTGTACTGCGCAGCACCTCTTCAACGCTCACGGTTTATCCCTCCCAACTCATATAGTAAATCTTGTCAGTCTTCTTGTTCAGGGTCACGCCTGTCACAGTGCCGCCTGAAGTTTCGACTGTCAGTGTCGTTCCGCTGGTCAGGAATTCAGCTTGTTTCAAACTCATATCCGATTGGCCGAACTTGAATTTTCCGCATTCAAAGGTGGTGGCGCTCAAAGCAGAAACAAACAGATTATCCGTGATGCCGCTTTCGAAATTGGCAAATTCCGTTTTCAGCTGGCTGGCCGTGACATAGCCATTCAGATTGATTTTGCTTGCATCAATGGTCACGGCTTCCGGGGTCTGATTGATGGACGATATCACGCCATCCTTGCTGACCTTGGTTTCAATCACGGTGTTGGCTGCATCAATTTTCAGGTATGCTTCGGAAATGGTTTTCTTGCCGTCAATGTTTTCATATTCCTGGCCAGCCAGCAGCGTGATCTTTGATTTTGCGCCGTCAATGTCTATGTACGCCTGCTTGAGGGATTTGTCACCCTTGATATCTTCGTACTGCTCTCCGGCAACCAAAGAAATCTTGGCCTTGTCTTCATCTGCCTGGATTTTTGCCCAGCGCACCACGTCAGATACTGCCTTCTTGACATCCGTGCCGCCGCTGCCGCCGGAACCGCCGCCCTTGCCCGTCAGGCTGTTCACATCGTCTTCCGTCCTGACCACGTTGTCCGTCAGCGTCCTTGGCTTTTCACCGAAGGTGTAGGTGGTGTTTTCCGGGTTCAGCAGGTCAATGTCAATCTTGGTGCAGTTCAGCGTGATATCAAGCCCGTGCGGGGTGGACAGGATGCGCACATACTGGCCAATTGTTATGGCATCCGCACTGCCCGTGATGAAGTGCATGTCCACCAGTTTCAGGGTCAGGGTCTGCACGGCAACGCCTGTTTTCAGGTGTTCACGGGCTTTGGCAAGCAGCTGGGCCGGGTCTTTGATCCAGTCCCATTTCTGGGTTCGCCATATTTTGCCGTACAGGGCCACAGCTTCATCATTCTGAATGTATTCCGTGCCATGGTTCACGCTGGCAATGGTTACCGGGTCACCATAGGCACCATCCACCATTTCCGCATAACCAAAGGGCAGAAGCACCGTGAATACATCCGATGCATCCACCTTGTCCTTCAGATCCAGCAGATTCACGGCAAACTCAATCACCTGGCTGTTCGTATCGCCGGACTTTTTCAGCCAGTCAATATAGGTGATGCCGTTTTCCGTTCGTGTGCGCAGGTAGCCGCCATACGGGCCAACCAGCCTGTCATGGATGATGGTGGATGTGTCCCAATACACACGGGTTTCAACCTGGTCACCGCCTTCATGGAGCGTGTCCGCTTCCACAGCGTCAATCACGCCAATGGCAAAGCGCTTTTCCGGCTCAACCTGTTTATTGTGTTCTTCAATCAGCAACCTGAACAGGTCGGCAATCTTCCCCTTGAATGTATCAGGGGCATAGATGCTGTCCAGCAGGAAGGAAAGGTCACCTTCACAATATACGGACTTCTGATTGTAGAAATCACGTTCCACTTCCAGAACACGGCCACGGAAAATGTTTTTTCCGTCCTGCTCAACGGTGATGATGCCCTTCAGCTTGCGGATGGAATCATACAACGCATGGCCCGGCGGCAGCACAAAGGTCAGCGAACCTGCACCATTCACCGCATGGGAAAGCTTGGGGGCAAGGATGATGTGCGCATCATCCACCCCGGCAGTATTGAAAAGAAGCTGGCCGTCCATGTGTATCGTATACATTACAGCCTTCTCCCTTCGCCAAAGCGGCCCGTTTTGTACGGCTCAACCTCTGCCGTGATGGTAAGAACTGCCGACTTTTTGCCAGCGTCCAGTTCACCCACCGTCACCCGGCCCGTGTACTTGTAGTTCGGGTCATCGTCAAGCACGATGTCAGCCCGTTTGCCGTGGATATAATCCAGGATATCGGAATAGAGGGTGTCCCAGTTTTCACGGGGGCAAGCCATGTAAAATTCCATCTGGATGGTTCGGGGTTCATAATGCACCATGCCCGTCAGCGTCTGCGTCAGGTCAATCACCCTGTCACTGCCCGGCACGGGTATCAGTTTCGTTTTCGGCACCGGGGGGCTGACCTTCGGCTTGCTTTTGAGGTAAAGCCCCCAGTCCCTGTATGTGTGCCTGTCACCAATGATCACACCACGCATGGTCAGTTCCCCCTTCCTTTATGTTTTCCGATGGTGCCAAGCTTGCCGTCCATCTGGCTGGCAATCTGGCCAACCAATACACCGCTGTCAAGCACCACCATCTGACCGCCATTTGTGTTGGCCACAATCTGGTTCAGCAGGGATTCAATCCTGCCGGAATTGCCGCCACGCCACACATCTGCCTGCTGACGTGTAAGCACCGTTTCACCTCGGTGCAGCCTTGCAAAGTAGCCGTCATGGGGCACATAGTCAAGGCCATTGGCATGGCTTCCGTCCACTGTGGAATCACTCCACGGTCTGCGCACATAAGCATTCAGCCCCGTGGCATCCACAGCCGCCTGAAGGCCGGACGGATCGGCAATCAACTTCACAACGCCTTCAAGGGTCATGCCGTTGAGTTGTTCTTGCATTTCGCTTTCCGATTCCTCAGATACCTGAAGCGGCACATCAAGATATTCAAGGCTGTTTTCCTGACCCGAACGCCATTCGTTATAAAGGCCAATCAGATCACCATCCAGTTCGTTGACCCTTCTTGCCGCCGCTTCTGCCGCTTCAACAAGCGCATCATATTCTTCATCGGTCACGTACATCTGGTATGTGTTATCCGCTTCTTCCCACGCACGTTTTGCTTCAACCCAATCTTGGAGCGCTTCCATGGCTTCCTGCGAATGCCCGTCAAAGAAGTGGTTGTATGTTCTGTTCTGCTTGGCTTCTTCGCTTGACAGCCACGCAAGGCCAGCGGCAACGGCCATGATTGCAGCGGCATACGGATGCGCCGCAATAGCGCCAATCGCAAACGCCGTGGCCATGCCGCCAATGATGATGGATACGCTCTCTCCTTCTTTAGCGATATACTGCAATGCGCCAAGCACCGCATCAAAGCTGATGGTGGCGAAATTGCCCACAGATTCAGCTATGGTGGCAATCGTGTCCTTGTTTTCCGTTGCCCATGTGCGGAATCCATCAAGGCTTTCTGCCAATTTGGGCAGCACCTCGCTTTTTGCCACTTCAAAGAATGGCTCAAAGAATGCGCCAAGCGCTTCTTTGCCTTCTTCACCAAGCCTGTCCCATTGTCCGGCGAAGCTATCCATGTAAATATTCATGAAGTCGTGCCACTTGCCGCCTTCAGCCGTAGCCGCTTGAAAAGCCTTGATCATGTCTTCAGCAGGGATTTTGAAAGTTGGGTCTGTCATCTTCTGCTCATACCAGCTGCCGTCTGCGTACCTTTCGCCGCCGTACTTGGTCATGATTTCGACAATCGGAATCATGGCATCGCCCAGCTGATACATTTCCTGTGCCATCAGACCGCCCTTGCTGATAATCTGCGTAAAGGCACGGACTGTGCTGTCCATATTCTGCGGATCACCCAATGCAAGGTTGCCCAGCATTTCAAGCGTAGGGACAATTTCGGCCAGTTCTGTGCCGTTTTGCAGCAGGGATAGTGCGTTTCCCGCCAGTCCTTCCAGGCCAAGCGGGCTAATCTTGGCAAGTTCCTGAAGGTCGGCAACCAGCTGCTTTGCCTTGTCGGCATCGCCAAGAAGTGCAGAAAACTGGTATTCAAAAGATTCAATGCTCATATTGAAGCCGAATCCAATCTTGCCCAGATTGAGAACCAGTTCACCCGCCTTTTTTGACAGGTCATACAGCATGGTTCCCATCCAGACAGCTGCTGTGTTGAACTTGCTGGATGAACCCATTTTCTTGGACGTGTCATCCGCTTTATCTCCAGCACCTTTCAGGGCATCTGAAAGCCCTTTGGCCTGATCTGTGGTGTCGCTGATTTTTTCAAGCGCATCAGCGTTGTCAATCAGAATGCGTCCGACCAGTTCAAACACACTCTTGGCCATATGTCATCACCGCCTATCTTCCATAAAAAAAGAAGGCTGTGCGCCTTCTGAATTTGTCAATACCCAACATGGTTTATGGTGCTGCGTTGGCTATATTGACGTTTTTTGTTTTGTTCCATTGAACACATTTATTCACATGTCCTATAATGACCGCAAAGGAGGGTTTGCCAATGAAAAAACTGATTTGCGCTGTCCTGATGTTCTCCATTCTTTTCGCATCGTTCCCGTGTATTTCATCCGCTATGACAGAAGATGAATACAAGCAGCAAATTCGTGCATCGTTTGCCGATACCACAGACGATCAGCTGAAATTCTTGTTTGAAGCAGTTCAGTATGAACTGATGTGCCGTGGTTTCAAGTTTGACTTTGATGAAAACCATGTTGGATCAGTTCAGAAAGAAGAGACTGAACAAAAAGAAGTGACCGTCCCGGCAGGTGAATACACCGTTGGTGAAGATATTCCATCGGGTACATACACCGTAACCGCCACGGGCCTGATTACAGTTCTGATTGTCAAGGATTCGGACGGCAGCACTGATGCGATGCACTCACTCCAAAGTGGTTCATCAATCGGCAAGCTTGTCTTGAAGGATGGTCAGACCGTGGAAATCACGGGTACTGAAGTGATTTTCAAACCATATTCCGGCATCGGTTTTTGAACATGTAAAGTAACAGAGGAAGGCACCCCCGCCTTCCTCTTTCTTTATCTGGTGTTTCCTCTCAGCGTGTGCCCGTATCGGTCATTCAGCCCGGTATCAATCGCCGGGATAAGTTCCCCAACCAGGGCACCTTTGTCAAGCCGCACATCATGTGGGATGCTCCTTCTGAGGAAGTCCATCATTAAGCGGTTTTGCTCTATGATGATCTTGCCCAGGTTCTGCGTTTCAGCCTGCACCGCTGTGCTGACATAGCCTTGCAGTTTGTCGATGGGCGCTATCGCTTCATGTCCCGCTTCGCCGCCGCCAAGCAGCGTGTTCCCGGCCATACCAAAGATGGCGGGTTTTGTCAAGATGCCGCCTTCAGCGTTCCACTTAACGCTGAGTTTCGGTACGGATGGCGGGTTCAGGCTGAACTTGCCCTTCATGGAGAAAGAAGGCATCTTCAGCTTTGGCAAAGACCACTTGAAATTGAAAAAGCCCTTGATGCGGTTGATGGCATCACGGACTTTATTTCTTGCGCCGTCCATCTTTTCATCAATCGTGCTTTTGATTCGGTTGAACGTATCCCGCACAGTGGAAAGCCCGGCCTTCAGGTCATTGAACTTGCCCTTTACCCAGGAAATAGCCGTTCCTGTGGCAGACTTGATCTTTGCCCACATACTCAGCCAGAAATCACGGAAGCCCTTATTGTTATTCCAGAGATACACAAACCCGGCCACAAGTCCAGCCAGAAGGCTGATGACCAGGCCGATGGGGTTGGCACGAAGGGCTGTGTTGAACAGCAGGATGGCCGCACGGGTGGCTTTGATGGCCTTGGTGGCAGCGCCCATGATTGCGCCCCATTTAAGGACAAGCAAGAAGGCGCTCACGCTCACCGTGGCCGCAATAATCACCGCCGCCCATGCGTCTATGGTATTCTCGTTCTCCTTGATCCACTTCTTCAGGTCTTTGACCTTCTTAATGAAGCTTTCAATGTGCGGCACAGCTGCCGTGACAAATTCAGCCACCTTTTCCTTGATAGCGGTCAGGATGGGTTCACCGACTGCGCCCAGCTGTGCAAAGGCGCTTGTCAGCTTTTCCTGGGCACGGTTGGCATCCAGCACGTCTTTGTTTGTTTTCTTGTATTGTTCGGATGCTTTGGAATAGGAACCGTTCAGGGTGTCCATGATCAGCTTCTGCCGTTCCTGTTCCGTGCTGCATGCATCCAGCTTGGCTTGGAATTCCTCTTCACCGTGTCCGGCTTGTATGAGGGCATCGACCAGACCCCCAGTGAGGATGCCGCTTTTTGCCGTCTCGCTGCTGCTTTGGGCCAACTCTTCCAGCGGGATGGCCTCACCCATACGGGCGTAGACACCCGTTGCAATATCCGTCCATGTGGTCAGGTCTTTTTCGTTATCGGCCAGCACGGCCATCATCTGGGCCGCTTCCGTGGCCTGGGCGCTGTCACCCAGCACGGCATTCAGGTCTGAATACGTCTTCCGTGCCGCTTCAGAGGAATGGCCGGAAGCCTGAAAGGCCGTGTCCAGCATCCCCATCTGTGTGCGGTATTCCCTTGAACCCTCAATGGCGGCAATCCATGCGCCGCCCAGCACGGCACCCGTTGTCACAATGCCCTTGGCAAGGGTCACCGCCGTGCTTCCGATTTTGCCAATGGCCCCGGCCACCTTGCTGCTTGCGTCTTCGGCTTTGCCGGATGTTTCGTCAAGCGCTTCTTTGGCCTGTTCATTGTCAATGGCAATCGTGCCAAGCAGTTTGAATATTTCCATGTGCCCACTCCTTCGGTCAGAAGGGGTGGCCTATCATCCAGAAGGGAAAAGTTCGTCTATAATCGCCCGGGCGCTGTCTATATCCAGTTCATCGTCACGGCTTGCGCCCTTGGTGGTGCTTGTGGGCTTCAGTACCCGTGCTTTCCAGTCCGTGAAGGATTCTTTTGAATAGCTGTGGATGTAAGCGGCCCACAGTTCCTTATGCTGTTCCAGTTCAGCTTCTTCTTTTCTGCGCTCGTTTTCAAGCTTCAGAAATTCGCTGACAAACTCTCCAAACCGCCCCCGGTTGATGTACCGGGAAACCAAGTCCATGGGATTGCTGTACTTTGAATACAGCAAGTCCCAGAACCTGACTTCGCCAATTACAACGATTTGGAAACAGCCACGAAAAAACTGGCATTCTTTTCGTTGGCCACGATGTCCCAGATCATCATGGGGGTGGTGCCGAATTCCATGTCTTCAATTTCAGCGGCAGGAATGCCGGAAACATCGGAAAGGAATTCATACACTTCATCATGCACCTTGCCCATGTTTTTGAAGACAGCCACAACCAGCTTCACCACAATTTCTGCGCCAACCTGGTTGACGGTCTTGCCGCCCGTGAGAATCTGGGCAAAAATAGCGCCCAGGTCATCCGGGAAGACCTTGCCGATGATGTCCAGCACGGGCCAAAGGTCTTTATCCTTCAGCCTGCGCAGGGTATAGGGTCTTGCATTCGTTTCCATATCGTTCACGTTCTCCTTCCTTACGCCGCCACTTCGTCAGCATTCACGGCAGTCCAGCCGTCCTTCTTGCGGATAAAGATGGCATACGGCAGCTTGGTCACGCCGTATTCAATATCAGAATGGCATTCAAACGTGCCCTTGAACACCGTGTTCTGCTTGCTCTTGGTTTCGCCGGAATAGCCGCTGGTGCAAAGCGCCTTCTTGAACAGGATGATCATTTCACGCCCGTCAATGTGGTGGCCCCAGTAGCCAAAGCCCTTGTAAAAATGGCCGCTTCTGAGGTGGTCATCAGAGGTGATCACATCAAAGTTCTTGTCCGTGGTTTCGCCCAGCTTGCCAATGGCCTGGTTCTTCACCATTTCGGCAGTCAGTTCAATGAAGCTGGTTTCCATGGTGGCCTTTTCGCCCACCTTCTGCTTCAGTTCTTCCACCAGCACCAGCACATCATCAGCCGGGATGTCAAAGAACTCCGGGGTGATGGTCGTGGTGCCGCCGTCCTGCGTTGCGCCGATGATTTTTTCCTTGACAGCTTCTTCAGTCGGGGCAACGGTTTCACTGTATTCAACGCCAGCAAAGTACACACCAGCGCCGAACGGGATGTTCTGCGGGGTGCCCTGCGTTACGCCGGAATGAATCATTTAGTTCACCATCCATTCTTGTATGGTCAGATTGATCTTGATTGACTTCAGTTCAGCGTCACCCGTGGGCACCGCTGATGCGCCGTCATAAAAAACAGCAATCCCGTGCCCGTTGGGCAGAATTGCTGTTCTGGCTGCGCTTCTTTCAATTTTCTCTTTGGCCTGTTCAAGGAAAAGCCAGTCCTTGCGGGTGAAGCCACGCAGATAGAACGTGATGTCCTGTCTGCCGTTTTCTTCCCGGTTCACCATGGTGTTTTCCGTGTACTGGCCCACAAAATAATAATCCTCCGGCGGCTTCTCTTTCCATTCCATGAAGGCATAGGGGATGGAAAGGCTGTCCATCAGATCGGATACATACTTGTAAGCTGCCATGCTCATGAATCCATCTTCTCCTTCAGTTTTCTTTCCAGTTCCGCTCTTGCCGGGTTCTCCACCGCATGGAAGGCATTTTCAAGCGTATAGTTGGGCCGCTGTCCGTTTGAAACATAGGCCCTTTTTTGATACCTGGCCTGAATGTATGCCGCCATCATCATGGCTTCCATTTCGTCATAGTAGGTCAGGGATTTATAGCCTTCCGGGCCTTCTTCATCCGGGGTGTATACCCACCATCCCTGCCGTCCGGGCTTGCC